TCACGAGAGAATGCAACATTCTGCCATTCTGCCCCGATACGCTCTGAATTGATAAGGTTGCGGATAACGTTGCGGTCGGTGTCGGTGTTGTTTCTGTTCTTAGCGTTAAAGTAGAATACCGCTCCAGCTGTTGCAGAGTAACCCTGCGAGTTGTCAACTTGGAATGAGATAGCATCACGCAGGCTAATCTCATCTGTAGGATGTGTCTTAAAACCGATGAGAGCTGTAAAGTCCGAGTTGTCTATCGTCTCGACTTCAAGCGAAAGCATGTACTGCATCTTGGTCTGTGTCAGTGTGTTTTCTGATACATTCTCCTGAAGCACCTCACCATCTTTCTTCAACGCGATAGCAAGAGGAGTCGTGACAGCCTTGCCGTCATAAACAGCATACTCCAGCACCTTGTTCTCGTACCAGTTCAGCAGTTTCTCCGCCTTGTTGTTTACCACTCCCATCTCCCCAGCTTCATTGTCTGCCACCGCCATGAAGTCGTAGCCTACTGGTGTTGTCTGCACCGTGCCGTCCTCGTTAGAGAGCCAAGCAGACAGGTGGAAGATACCAGTCTTGTTCGTAAATGGGATTGTGTACGCTACAGGTGAAGATGTATAGGTGGCTGTTCCGAACTGACGCTCGTAACTCTGCTCGTAACCGTCACCTGTAATCTTGACGTGCAGCGTCTTACTGATGTTACCGCTGATGTAGCACGGAAGTACAATATCACCTTGATATGCTTTCCACCAATTAAACTCAGAGATAGAGAGGAAGAGCGCAGATAGCGTGATAGAGTAGACTAATGCAGGGGAGGTCTGACCAGTCACCTCACCTGTAATCTTCACCATGATGTTATTCTGCCCTGACTCGAGGAACTTGAAAACATCAACAGTCGTGACCGTGTTAGACTGACATCTACCACGAGCCTTAGACACGAATGTACCGTCACCTGCCTTGGCGAATATCTCGTAAGTTCCCCATTCACCAGTGTCGACATAATTCTTCTGTCCAACATCCTTAGTGCGAGACACGAACATAAACTTAATAGAACACTCGCCTGCTGACTTAGAGGCTGAAAGGGTCGTAGAAGGAGATTGATTGACCGCACGTAAGTAATAGAGGATTGACTGCTGCCCTCCCCCACCTTGTCCGATATTCAGCTCGGACAATCTCATCGGAAGCCACTGATCACCATTCCATACGAGTACACACGTATCAGAGGTGAGTTCGTCAGCTTCAGTATTCACGTTTGAAAGCTGCCCGAGTGAAGGACGGTTCTTCGCAACCACCTTCTTGACACGCTCTTCTTCCGTGTTCTGTGCGTCAATTAACTCGTTGACCTTTTCAGGCAGCTTATTGAACTCGTCAGCGGTCAGTCGTCCGCCTGTCTGTTTATGTTCTAAGTAAAGTTTTTCTATCGCCATAATTAAGATAGCTTGAATGGGAACGTATAAGTAAATCCGTTATTGCCCTCTATCTCAACACCGTGCGCAAGAGATAGCGCATGACAGATGATGTCTTGAAGGAGTTTAGGGTGAGAACTCGTAAAATTCTCACCCGTATTGTCTTCAATACTACGGATAGATGCCTGTCGGAAGCGATTATCTTTCGTACGGCTTTCTGTAATATATACCTTGATGTGCTTCATCAAACACGTTTATTTTCTTCTGTTGAAAATCTTGAAAAGGAAGCCTTTTATACTTGGCTTAAATTTTAATCCAAAAACAACAATAGACAACACAAGTAAGCCCATTATAACTTGCCACCATCTGAAAGGCTCTGCTATCAGTATCTGCTCAACGTGCTTATCTTTATGTCGTTTGTTTTCCGTGAAGTTAACTTTCGTATTAGTCTGCTTGTTAGCAGTACTATCCTTTTTTTCTGATAGCCCCCTTTTTTCGTTTCTGCGACTTTCAATTCGCTCTTTAATCGATTTCAAGCCACGATTAATTATGATGCTGCCGTCGGCTTTATATTCAACCATTGGCACTTTGCTCCCGACATTTGTGTCGGTAGCAGAACTATCCTCCAGGCAAGGGACATCAAAAACAAACTCACGTATGACACTTGTTAGTTCGTCAATGTTAGTTGTGTCGATAAGCGATATATGCTTTTCGTTTCGCTCTGTTGTCACCTGCTCGCTATTATACGTTTGCTTGACCCTTTCAATAGCGACCGACTTCTTTGTCCGACAGCCAACGCACATCGTTATAAGGATACAAATTAATAGTTTACACGATGTATTTATAAATCTATTCATACCTCTTTCGATTTAGGTGAGGGAGAAAAACTCCCTCACTTGTTTACACTTTAAGTTTAAAACACTGTCTTCTCTGCTTCCCGTCAGCACGCTTGTAACCCACGTGAACCCAGCGTGCATTCCTTGATTTCTCGATGATGATTTGGTCGAAGCCATAACCCATCTTTGAGAACTCCGTTGCAAAGAACTTCTCGAACTCGTCCTGTCTGCCGTTGACGGGCTGGATGTCAGCGGCATATCCTTCGACATGTGCCGAGGTTTTCACTCCACCTACAGCCTTATTCAAGGCAGGCGAACGGTAACCGCTTGACACACGGATTGCCGGAGTACCCAAATCATAGCGGTTGCAATACTCCTCCCACTCTGCACGGATATACTCCAAGAGCTGTATTGTCTCCGTTAAATGTACACGCACGATAGAGTTCGGATTGTTGTTTATCCCTAATCTCTGTGCGGTTGCCGATTGCGACAACTCGCCTATTGTGAAATTTGCCATATATTAATCAAATTTTGGTTTATCGCCATCCATCTTGACGTGTGAAGTCCTAAGATACTCGTCAAGAAAGGGTATTTTATCAACAACTTTCAAAGTCAACACATAGTAAACAAAGCCTGCGACCTTCCACATAGTAGTATTTTCAATGAGCATCATGCGCCAGTTACGGACGATGTTCGTCGAATAGAACCATATAGCCACACCGCACAACGCCTTTACCACCCCGAGGGTTTCATCACCAGCGTGGAGAAAATATCCCGTAATAAAGATAGAAGCCGTCATGACAAAGAAAAGTGCACAATGGTAAAAGAACACCATAGACTTCTTGAAGTTCCAATGCTCGCCATGACGAAGACCTGCTACCACCCCAAAGATGTAATTCAGCCCGAATACCACCAGCATTGCAAACATAAAGTCACGGATAGGAAAGAAAAGACTCAGCATGCCGCTGATGATACTGCACATAACGTACTTGAACTGCTCTAAATAATTCATACCAGACAAAATATTACTCCGACAATACACCCCACCATGCCGGCAGCGACATCTTTCCAGTCAAACTGCTCACCACGATAGAAGTAATCCATACTCTCTTTCGCTACCATCAGCGTCAGCACACCAGCGATGACAGGAAATCCCCACGTCTCTACACCTGCCAGCAGCCTGCCAAGCGTGAATGCTACGACAAGACCAACGATGAGATGCAGGTACTTGTCGCTACCGATGGATGCAACTCTCTCAAAAAACCTGTAAATACAATCTGAAATCTTTTTCATCTTTTTAAAATTATAATGTTACCAATTCATATCAAATTCCTTAGAACGCACAACTCCTGCTCCGGGGAAGTCGCCATCCTTTAATGGTGACATCCATCGAGGATTAATATAGAGGTAATTCAGGAAAAATCCTCCCTCTACGTCAAGCACACCGCCATGGTCACAGATACGTATAGTACTGTTGTTGTTTGCATTTAACACCCTCCAGCTCTTGCCGTATCCCATACCAATAAATTCATAAGTGCAGTCTCGTGTACAGTTGAATATCACAACATCAATAGGGACACCTACAGGAAGTTCATCATAATAGGCTTGCGTACCCTTTTGAGCTTTTGGATTATCAATATCCATCACCTCTCCAGATTCACCACCTAAACCAGGAGAATACATCGGAATCTTATAATAATTAGTCTTACGACCATTTATCTCTTTAAACCCAAAAGTTAACATTATACGAATACCATTTGAGTCAATATGTCCATCATGATAGACAAACATTTCCTCGTCCCTCACAACAGCACAGACCCTTGACTTATGTCCGAACTGACTGTTACAATAAAGGTTGGTTGCATAAAAATTAGGGAAACGCTTACGAATGTCACCTTCAATATAGCCTTGCATTCCAAAATCGCCTGTAAAAGCCATATAACTCTTGTTTCCCAAAGTCCCGAATTTAATACCACCAACCTTATTCTTATTCGTATTAAGGCAATCTAATGAAGTAAACGAGCCGCTTGTTCCTTCAAGCTCACCCTTGAAAACACTCTTTCCACCAACAGTTAGGTTATTTATTGTGGCGTTTTCTGCGTCAAATTCGCCAGCTTTCAAGCCCTCCGTAACAATTTTCTTCGAGTCGATAAAATCAGCGTTCAGCTTACCACCATCGGTAAAGAATGGGACTATTCCTGTTG